ATTTATTGAGGGGAATAGTCCGTGGAATTATGAAGACGGTGAATTTTGTATTGAACATTATTGCGACATTCATCATTTATACGAAGTTGCAACATTCCTAGACCTTGAGGGCTATTATAGACAGTGGGCAGAGGAACAAGGGTATTATCTTATGATCGACCTATGCAATAAAGGTAAAGGTATAGTAGAATTTTATGCAGATTTATACTGGATGGCTAAGGATGGACTACTTGATGACGATAACGACGATAAAAGATTGGAAACTAAGGGAATGTTCAAATCCAGAGAAGAAGCGTTCATGGCTGCATTAAATAAAGTAATGGAATTGGTGTGAAGAAGAAAACGCTCCCTAAATTGAAATCTGAATTACAAACTGTATTTAATAAATTCATCAGAGAAAGAGATTCAGAAGATGGATGGTTCACTTGTATAGCTTGCGGAAAGACATTAAGTATTAAATACATGAACGCAGGTCATTATTATCCAGTAAAGGGGTATGATGGTATACGCTATGATGAATTAAACGTAAATGGTGAGTGCCAGGGATGTAATTGTTTCGACAAAGCTCATCTTATTGGATACGGAATTAATTTAGAAGAGAAAATTGGCAAAGAATTAATTGAAGAGTTGCACAAAAAAGCCTTGCATTACAAACAAAATGGTAATAAATTCTTGCGTTATGAAATTGAAGAACAGATCAAATTGTATAAGGAACTTATTGGGGGCTAGGCGTATGGTAAATGATTTGGCGATTATAAGCAAAACCTGCCCCCTTTAATAAGGAGATATTATGGGAATGAATATTTATACATTAAGCGGTGAACACATTGGGAAGAGGTATGCTGCTGGAATTTGGTGTTGGGACTGCAAGGTGCTTGTCGGATTGGGTCGCAAGTGTCTTCAGTGTGGTAATGAAGCTTGTGAGATTAAATTTAACTCAGCTTTCCGTGAACTTGGATTTGACAAGTCAGAGCCAAAAAAACACAAGGGGATTGATGGTGCAAGTGGATTCTCATGGCAAGGCAAAAGTGTCGACGAAGCAAAGAAAAAATTAAATCGCAAGAGATTTGTAATTACTGAGTATGGAGATAAATGGACTATTGAAAAGTTCTGGAAGATGTTTGATGATATATTGCCACAAAAAGCCTATGATAGAGAATTTTCATAAATGCACGAATACTGTAAATTAAAAGATAAAAAGTGTGGATTCTGTGCAACATGGCTAGGTGATAAGATTTGCGGAATAAAGACGGGTGAGAATAGAATTATAAATATGGACAAATGTCCAAGGAAGAAGAAAAAATAATGTATTCAAGAGAAAAAGCTATTGCCATGAGAGATTACACGAATAAACACGGACTGAACGAAGCATCTTCTTTCTTTGATGTAAAACATGGCACAATAGAGAGGGCAACCCGCAAATTAAACGAAAAGGCATGGACTACACCACCAAAGATTTTAATATTTGATATTGAGACTGCTCCATGTGAGGGATACTTCTGGCAACCTGGTAAACAATTCGTAGGTCAACACCAGATTAAGAAAGATTGGTATATTATATGTTGGTCTGCTAAATGGTTTTATGGTAACGGAGTAATTTCAGATTGCGTCACACCAGAAGAGGCGCTTGAAAGAAACGACAAGAGAGTAGTTGAAAACCTAGTAGCGTTATTAGAAGAGGCTGACATAACAGTTACACATAACGGGGATTCATTCGATATTAAGAAGGTTGCAGCACGTAGGCACTTTCATAAGATACTCAAACCCTCACCATTTGTTTCGATTGACACATATAAAGAATCAAAAAAGATTGCAAACTTCTCTTCACACTCACAGGCTTTTCTTACAAGACACGTTGGAGCAAAGCAAAAGATTGCAACTAGCTTTAATCTATGGGTTAGGTGTGTAAACGGAGAACAAGAAGCATTAGACGAAATGAATGATTATTGTAGAAACGACGTTATAGGGCTAGAAGGGTTATTCGTTGAGCTATCACCTGAAATTAAGATAGGTAACGCTGGATTCTATGCAGATGTTGATTGGGATGTATGTCCAAGTCTAACTTGCGGGGGAACTAATTTAGTCGAAATGAATACTCCACATATCGCACAGGTCAATTCATATAAGGCTTACAGATGTTTAGATTGCGGAGCGCAAGGAAGATCAAGGAAATCAAGTAAGGCAATGAAACCAAAATTAGTAAGGATGCCAAGATGAGAAGGGAAGTAGATTGGGACGCAATATTTAATGCTAAGATAAGTTTTAATAATGGAGAAAGAGACTGGATGGACAAATTTAATAATGAGCCATACGAAGCATCCAGGAAAGAAATAATGAAGATTATGTCGAACAGATTGATTGACTTGCAAAATAAGCCCAAAAAGCTAATAGGAGAGTATTGGCATTATGGTGAATTTCATGGTTTGTATGAGGAAAAGATTCTTGACGAACATAAAGAAGAGACGAATATAATCGTACACCAACTTAAGAATTACTGTATTAACATCTTGGGAGAACCGACTTGGATACCAAATGAAGATATAGTCCTATACGATTCAATCCATGATACAAAACGAAACAAAATAAAGAAGCGTCATGATAAAGCCTAAACATTCAACAAACATAAAACTAAAGGTGAAACACTTACCACAATTTATTAAGTTAATTGAAAACCAACTAAATTACGGGGGAACTAAATACGCCCAAGATGAAGAGAAAGAGTCAACTGATTACCTTGCTGAAATGTTTGGTCAAGAATGGGTATTGGGTACTATGACAAAATACGTGCTTAGATATAAGAATCTAGGTAGAGAGAAAGACCTCTTAAAGATAGCTGCTTACTGTTATATTATATGGCTGCAATCAGGATTCCATCTTAATGAGGATCACGATGAGGATGTCAAATGATTAAGGAATGGAGAGAGGCGAATAAAAAACTATTAGCCGACATAAAAAAGAACACTGAGCCGAAACGATCTATTGGTAAGAAGAAATTACTATTCATAGATTTACAAAGGGTTGAAGCAGAATATACAAACGATTTCCATGATACTCTTAGACAGTTATTAGGGTGCAATGATGATGAACTTAAATTAGAATTTGAATATATTAAAAAATATCTATCTGAATACGACCGAAATATATTAGACCTATTATTAGAGGGTCATAACCAAAGTCAAATTAGTGAGATATTAGAGGTACATAAGTCAACAATATCCCGAAGAGTTACGAAAATCAAAAGTATATGTCGTAAATTGTTAAAGTGAAATATTAGAGTGGATTTAGACTATCTTGAAATCGACATAAAAACAGCAATTAGATAGCTTTATTAATTCACCCTGCTGTTGTAGATAGTTCCCGGTGACTTTGAACCAATCAAGATTATCAAGTGTTGTCAATTCCCAGGGCTTCTCATTAAACTCCATCCCGTCAGTCATTCCTGAAAATTCACCCCTGACCTTATGCTGTAATTTACCCTGTCTTGCATATTTCTTTAGAGTTGCAAATGTTACTTTCATTATATTACCCCATTAGTTAAGTATACCACCAACAGTAATACATATAGTACTCCACTGGTGATGATTAAGTTAAGATCAGATTCAAATAGATTGCGCATGGTATTTCCTTTTCTTTACTGATAAGATACTAACATAATACATTAATGTCAAGTAAATAGGTAGATTCAATGCTTATATGTTAAGATGGTAAAATACAGAGATCCTCTATTAATATGCGATTCTATAGGTTAGGGGATAACATGACAAGAGTAGTTAGTACGCATAGATATAGTACGCATGCGAATAGTACGCATGTGAACCATTGTTATAGGATTGGGATTGAGTGCTGTTCTTGACGTGAAGAGATGAAGACAGCGTCTTACGTCATACAATATAGAACAGGCTATACACCTACCAGCGGGGAAGGGGAAGGTTCTGTCCTGGTGAGTACAGACACCCTTGACCCTTTATGTTCGTATAATGTTCATTATGTATAATAGAATAGTAGACTTATAAGACCCCCACGAGGGGGTTTCGACTTTAGATACCGTTGCCCCCCTCCCCCCTCTAAATTTTTATATATTAAACTTATCGTCGCAAAGTCTATTGTTAATAATACTTGCATATTACCAACCTATCCTGTAACTTCTCTCAATAACTGGAGACATCATGAACGGAACTGAAGCAAAGAAAATAGCGATTATAGATATACTTAACGAGAAGGAGGAGCCCACGTAGCACGAATAAAGAATAAGATGGAGGAGTTAAAGCGTCATTACGGAATTATAAATAGAATACAGGACGACATTACTGACCTTGAAGAGATGGACAGTGAGGATATTGTACTCTCTAATGTAGGGACTGTAAGCTGAAGTCCTATTCGTGATTTTACAATTACATTAGACGGTGATCCATGGAACGGTGGCGCTTACCCAAAGTAAAATTCAACAGCCCCTTTAATTAGGGGCTTTTTTATTTAGTACCAAGCTAGAATATATATTCACTCTCTGTATAAAATTTTTTAGTACCAACCTATTTAGCTTTTAGTACCAACCTATTTTTTATATAAAATAATTTATATCGCAACAAAACACCCCTGAGCGCCTATTATATATGAGGGGCGTTCGCTTATTCCGTCAGAACGACTAAAACGAATCAATTAACGGAGTCCAAGTTCGGTAGCCACACCTTAAAAGGCAGAGATTCTATTCCCCCTCATAAAATTAATATGATTGACACATTGATATGGGTAAATACTCAGATGCTGGCAAGGGCGACACTCCAAGACCTGTTGATAAAAAGAAGTATGATAAAAACTACGACTTAATATTCAAGAAGCCTAAGAAAAAAATTATAAAGGAATAGATATGCCATTTAAAAAAGGTGTTTCAGGTAATCCAAACGGTAGACCGAAGAAGGGCGGTATTATCGTATCGGAGATGATGAAAGAGATAGGGAATAAGCATAAAGGGGAAAAGACTTATTATAAGATTATGCTTGAAAAATTATGGGAACAAGCGATGAAGGGCGATCCTCATGCCAGGACTTGTTTGTTAGATAGAATGTTAGGGAAGCCAGTTACACCTACTGCTGACGTAAGCGAAGTATGGAAAGAATTTATTTCAGATGTCTTTGTCGATAAAGAAGAATAGTCATGCGGAGGATAGTGTAACGGTAGCACGGTGGTAAATGCAATAAGTCAGACCATCAGAGCGGTTCGACTCCGCAACCTCTGCAGAAGCTATGAATATAAATAAGAATAAATATTTTAAAAAGGTAGGATATAAGCCAGAGAGTGTTCAATCAGATGTCCATAATTCCAAAGCAAGATTCAGAGTAAACATACAGGGACGGAGATCGGGTAAAAGTTATGGTGCAGCGAAAGAAGTCGAAGTTGAGTTCCTTAAGCCGAATCGTAGAATTTGGATTGTTGCTCCAACTTATGAACTTGGCGACAAAATTGCAAGAGAAGTTGACCACACGCTTTTTAAAAAGGTCGGATTTCCTTGCTCAACCAAACAGTATGATAGAGGAAGATTACGATACGCCAAAGGAATCAACGGATCAGAGCTGTGGGTTAAATCCACCGACGCACCAGATTCTCTCTTGGGAGAAGGACTTGACCTCATCGTATTCGACGAATCTGCAATCTCTCCTAGAATCATCTGGGAGCAATACCTTAGACCTACACTGTCGGACAGAATGGGGCGGTGTTTATTTACAACAACTCCAAGAGGATATAATTGGGTTCATGACTTATACAAGTTGGGGCAGTCTGACAATGAGTTTTGGGAATCATGGAGACATCCTTCTTGGCACAGTAAGTTCTTTAGAGACAATATCGACCAGCTCAAGACCGAATTAAGTGATGAGACTTTTAGACAGGAATATGGAGCTGAATTTACAACCTTTGCAGGTAAGGTATATCCCTTTGACAGAGACAAGCACGTTAAAGAACTTAAGTATGACAAAAACCTTCCCTGTTACGTATCTGTCGATTTCGGATACCGTATGCCTTCCGTCGGTTGGTATCAGGTTGGGATGGTTGAAGGAAGAGAAGAAGTTTATTTAATAGATGAAATCTCTCATGTCAAAAATGTTAAAACACCTGAGCTTGCCAAATTGATATTGGCAAAGAATAAGAAGAATGGTTACAACGTAAACAACTACTATGGTGATCCAGCAGGTGCTAATGTTCAAGGTCAAACTGGACTTGGTGATATGGCAGTTTTTAGAAAGCACAATATTACAGTAGAGTACACAACCAAGAAACTTGACAGGTCTATCCGTATTGGTGTAGATCATGTAAGGAATTGGTTTGAGAACGCGGCTAAAGAGATTTATTTCTATGCAAGCAATAAGTGTATAGGACACATTGAGGACTATGAGAATTATCGCTATCCAGACTACAAAGAGGGAAGATCGTTGGCAGAAGAACCATTAAAAGACGGATACTACGATCACGGTTGCGATGAGACTAGATATTTATTTATAAACCTGTTCCCCATGAACAATTTTGAACCTTTTTCTATTGGAATATAATATATGAAGAATCATTTTGGACGTTCGGTAAATACAGTAGTTATTCCTGAATTTAGCGAAGAATTATTAGTAACCGCTGTTAGAAACGCTGAGAGCGGATTCCAGTTCACGCAAGACATTGAACGAAACAAAGCGATAGACTTATATGAGAATAAAAATTTAGATGAATATGTAGGTGAATGGTTTTCTCCTTCAACACTGAAGAAGTCCATACTGTCAATGCCTAAAGTAGTGCCAAGATTCGCACGAAATAGAATGATGATCTACAAAAGTCCTCCTGAACGACTTATCAATGGCGCAGTAAACGAAGATTACCAAAGAATGACTCCAATGCTCAATACAAGGGCTAGAGAGTTTAGTGAATTAGCATGGTTATTGAGTGACTCAGCTGTACTTTCTGAATGGAACGAGAAACGCCAGGCATTAAATCATTATGTCCTCACGGATTACACATGGTATTTCGTAGATGGCGAACAAGAGCCTATGGGCGTTTCATATCCACTTGGGAAGGACTCTTCTGAGAATCAAGTCTTTGCTTTTTGGTCAGAAGAGAGAAATGGAGTTGCTGGATTACATTTTCAATTCAAATCTAATGGTGTTCCCGTTGCCGTAGGTGATAACGTGAGAATGGTCAACCCTTACGGAGTTTTACCTGTTTCTTCTGGACAATTCCTTGCCAATGCTTACGATGTAGTCAATGCTGCTATACGATTTGCAGTTTTAGATACTGAAGTTGGTATTGCACATAGACTCTCTCTAGGACAACCTGTGGCTAAAGGAATATCCTCAGAACAAGCAACTAAAATGATGATGGGTATGGATAGTTTACTTGGTTTACCTGCTGACGGTGATCTTGACTACAAAAGCCCTGGCGTAGACCTTGAAAAAATGATTATCGTTGCCAAGAGTGTACTAGATGTCGCTTCTGCTAATAATCACATGAGAATTAAGTGGGCTGAATCAGGTGGAGACGCTCCTAGTGGTGAAGCATTGAAGATTATGGAGATTGAGAATTTAGAAGCAAGACAATCCGATATACCAGTCTTTAAAATGTGGGAAAGCGATAGGTATAAATCCGACAGGGCGATTATAGAAGCACACACTACAATAAGGCTAGATAAAGACTACACAGTGAATTTTGCAGAGGTTGAATTTCCTAAATCGGCACAAGAAGAACGTGAAGGCTGGCAATGGAAACTAGACTCTGGACTACATGGAGTGGAAGAGTATTACACATCCCATGATCCTGACATAACAAAGACACAACTTGACAAAAAGGTTGCAGATTATTGGGAACGGCAGGGAAAGATAAAAGACATTAATGCAGTAAAGAATCCATTAGAGGGTATCCTTGGCTAAGACAGTTCATAATTATTTAGATAGACTTGATGATCTTGTTTTATCGGTTAGGGATGACTCTGATTTTATACTAAACGAATTAAATCTTGATGCAGCTATTAAGTCTCCACAAAAAGAAATGGAAAGAGTCGCATTGATGTTTTTATCAAAGCATTTAGAGACAATTAAAAAGGCAGGCGTTGAAGGCGAACGGTTTGCAGATAGGGTGTTAGCGAAATCATAATGGCTAGAATTAATCCTATAACAGTAAAAGTAACGGTAAAGAAATCTATATGGTTTTATCTTGCAATGTCACTATTGAAACAATTTTCTAAAAGAGCATGGATATGATTAAGGTTACAAAGAACTTCGATCTAGGAAAGATTAATCTTGATTTGCATAAAGAATTAAATCTTGCTGGACAAATTATTCGTGAAGATCATAATAAGAGATTACAGAGCGGTAAAGGAGTAGACGGTTCAGGAATGACACCTCTAAAGGACGCAACTGTAAAGGCTAAGGGTTTTGACCAGATACTCGTTAATAGTGGCTCTATGGGGCTATTAGTCATTGATAAAGCGACTACAGTGAACCAAGAGGTGAATATACATCCTGGTAATAAGAGAAAACGTAAGAGTGGAGTAACGAATCAGGAACTTGGTGGGTTTCATCAAGATGGTGCAGGGAATTTACCTAAAAGGGAATGGTTTGGAATTAGTAAGGAAGCGGAAGCTAAATCGGACAAGTTAATCTTTTTAAGAATCAATAGAATTATAGATAATGCCTGACGAACTAGAAATAATACTTGCTAACGAGATTAAGGTAACTGCTCAGAAGATGACGCTTACTTTAGAAGAAGCTATTGTGCAAATGAAAGCAAGTGGTATGAGTAATGATAATATAAGGCAAATATTACTTGATGATTTAAATAATAGTGGTCGATTGTTCGGGCAGTACAAGAACGCAGTTAAATCCTCAGTATCTAATTCAGTAGGCAGAAATAGTGGTAAACGAACAAGAGTAAAATTAGAAGAAGCAGGGATACAACAGTATATATGGATAACGGCAGGCAAGAATACTTGTGTAGACTGCGATCCTAGACATGGCGAAACTGGAACGATGGAATACTTTAGAACGATAGGACTTCCTCAGTCAGGTTTCAGTATATGTAATACTAATTGCCAATGTCAGTTACTTCCTCAATCATATAAAGGTGAAAATCTTAATGAGCCTCTGCTCAGATAAATGTTTAAGATGCGGACAATGTTGTCACTATGAACAAGACGGTAAAATTATACCATGCAGATTCCTTATGGGGATTTGTTCAATATACCCTAATAGGATTGGTATGTCAGTGAGTGCTAATTCACATTGCGATTTTAGAAGTAACACAGAATTTGATTATGAGGATTGTCCTTACAATACTTATAAACCAGTTAAGAGCTGGAAAGATTTAACTAACCAACAAAAGGTGTAAAAATGACCGATACACAAGTCATAGATCAAGACGTAAAACAAGATCCAGTCGTGACAGACGTTAATCCAGTTGATTCTGTTCCTTACTCCCGATTTAAGGAAGTGAATGACAAGCAGAAATCATTACAAGATCAATTAAATGCAATGACTAAATCCCAAAAGGACGCAGACGATGCTAAACTTGCAGAACAAGGTGAATATAAAGAATTGCTTGATAAGGCAAAGCTAGACCTTGAATCAGCAACAACGAAAGCAACCGAATGGGACGCTTATCAGGAATTACGTCGCAATACGTTAATAGAAAAAATCCCTGAGGATGATCGGGAACTATGTGAAGGAATGACTCTTGGAATACTAGAGAAATTCGCAAATAAATTTAATAATAAAGTTCCTGATGTCGCCAATGGTGGTGCAGATAGAGCCTTGGGCTATAACAACGCACAAGATGTTTTAAATGCAGTTCGATCTGGTGATATTACCAATGCCAAAGGACAAGGAATACTTGCAAAGCTCAGAAGTCAAATCAGTCGATAGAACACCTACCCAAGTATCTCAGGAGGACGGAACTATCTGGAATCCTGATACAGAGGGAAGGTTCAGTATTGCTTACGGTCATGATGGACGTAGGGAATACCAATGCGACGACAAACCCTGTGATTTACAAGATTTCTTCGGTGCTACCACTGGAAAAGATACGATCCCTAAGAAGATTCGCTCTTTCGGTGGCATTGGGGCTGGAACTATGAAAAAAGCGTATGAATCTGAAGATGAGTATCGCTTAAGAATGGAAAAAATATAATGAGTGTCGCAGGAGATACAGGATATATCAAAGGTGGATTACTTGGGATTATAGAAGCCCAAGCTCTTCTACAGCTTGAAAAGGTCGCAGTAATAAGACCTTTAGTAAGTGTGAAGTCTGCACCTAAAGCAGATACGATTAGTTGGAATGTATACAATGACGGTACTAATGTTGGAGACGCTGCTGATGTATTAGCTACAGCAATGGGTACAGTAACACCAACCACAGCGATCGACAGTAATAAGAGAACCGCCACTCTTGAAATGTGGAGCATAGGAACTGATCTGTACGATGAAGCTAGATTGTCCAATGCAGATGACCCAGAAAGCGCAATCGGTATCATACTTGGAAACGCAATGGCAGCGAAGATTGATGCTTTACTTGCAACTAATTTTGAGAACTTCTCAAACTCAGTAGGAACTTCTACTGTTGGTTTGACGGTTGACAACTTGTTTGCTGCTTTAGCCGTGTTGAATACTTACGATCAGATGGATGCCATTAGTGGTGTGTTTGATCGCAGGCAGTTATGGGGAGCTTACGGACTATTTAACGATCTAGTTATTAATACACAGTTCGGTGGAAGTCCCGCTGCACAGAGCGAAGGATTGAATCGCGGTTTCGTTAGTCAATTAGCTGGTATTGATCTTTACAATTCAAACCAATTAGAGACTGCAGTTACTTCTGCTCAAAAGGGTGGAATCTTCACTCGTGAAGCTATTGGTTGGGGTTTTGCTGGTCAAGAAGTTAGGGTTGAGAAAATGCGCGAAGCTGATTTCATTAGAGATCGCTTCATTGCAAGCTCTTTCTCTGGTACTAAAGAACTAAAAGACTCAGCGGGAGTTGAAGTTCACACAAAGGTAGTAGCTTAAAATAATGGGGGGATTTATTTCCCCCCGTTCTTAAAAGGGAAGCACAATGAAAGTATTAATTGGAATCAACACATATCCAGGACACGCACACTGTAGGGACATTTACCGTGATGGTATTGATAAAATGATAGCTCACGCTAAGAAGAACGATATTGATTGCGAACCTTATGTGGTTTGGAATGGTAATCAGCCAGCATGGGGATACGACGGTTATACAATGAAGATATATGAACCTTCGGAAGATGACCGAGGGATTGATATACTTGTAAATAAACAAAACATAGTTAGAGATTACTTTTTAAAGGGTGATTATGATTTCTTGTTTATGAGTGAGACTGATACCGTACCGCCAGAGGATACAATTACTTCTTTTGTTGAATATAACAAAGATATTATTTCAAGTCCTTATTTTGTTGAATCACAAGCTAATGCGGTAGCTGTAATACCATTAGACAATCCAAAGTATGCACAATTTGCTAAATACGAAACGGACAAGGCAGTATTTCAAAGGAATTATGAAATCCCTTGCGTGTGGGGCTTATTTGGCAATCAATCAAGGATGTGGACATTTACAGACTTACTTCCACAACGAGG